GTCAAGCTTGTTAACGCCTGTTTTAAAGCCGTCAGCTTTTTGTTTTGATATAGGTTTCATAATTTGCCCTTAACTTAGTTCGTCAACTTTTTGTGCTAAAAATCTATTACTAACAACTTGAATGCGTTGCCCTGCATTCTGCGGATTTTCAATGCTTGCATAAAACTCTATTACATTATTCCCTGCTGTTAAATCATCAATAGCAAAAGTTGTAAAAAATATTTTGTTTGTAGAGTCTTTCGATTCTTGATTTATATTTATACCTGTAGCGCCATTTAAATCAAATCTAAAAATAGCGTCTCTTTGGACGTTGTTAATATTATATTCAACAGTAACACTAATGGAGTAAGTGCCGTCTGCTGGTACGTTTAATGTCCACGTATCAACTAGAACAGGTATAGATGTGTTATTTTCAAAAGGTGGATCTGCAACCGTAACTCCTTTATGTGCGTAAAGCTTAGGCACATCTTCCGCAAAAGCTATTTCTTTGTTTACGTATTCCCAACCTAAAACACGTTCAATGTAAGGAACAAAAACACCACTTAATAAGCCGCCTTTTATTTCTAAAGTGCCACCATTCAAAGGCGTAAGCTCAATGCGGTAATTTTTACCTAGCTCAAAATCAACTAACGGCACTAAATCAAAGTTAAACCCGTTAATGTCAGTGCTAGAAGCTGCCAACTCTTCATTTACAATTAATGTATCAACACCGCCAGTATCAGCCAACCTAAAAACTTGAACCAATAAATATTCATCACAAACAGCTTTTAAACTATACGTCTTACCGATAACTTGCTGTACTGCGGGAATTAAAACCTCTAATGTATCAGTAAAATTTTGTGTTGTATCTTCTACAGGCTGTAACACAAATGAACTGCCTTCACTAAAATCTTTAACAAAAGGTTTTTTGCTTTCGTCTGATGTTATCTCATAACCCAATAATATATACTGTTTACCATCAAAAGCAGTCTGATAGCCTATTGACTGAGCTAAATCACTCATTTTAATAGCGTCACCAACAAACAAAGAGTTTTGAGGTATTTGCACATCTCTGTCAAACGTTACAAGCTCAGGGGTTACTGTATAAGGTAGCTCGTCTGCCATTACAGAACCGTCTAAAATTGGCTGAAATGTTTTTTCTGCTTGGTTGGTTGGTGAGATTGAATCGGGAACACCTTGTTTGTTTTTCTGGAAGTCTATCCCGTCTTGCGCGTCTGTTCTGTTACTCATAATTTAACCCTTAAAACAAAATAACCCAACTAATGCCGGGTTATCTTTTATTATTTACGGTAATGCTTGACGGTCATTCTTAGCAACTCGCGGAGTTCTTTTTCCTGCTCTGTCACCATCATCACCTAAAGCTTGACCTAAGTAAGATGTTGGCAGCCCTGCCACTAAATCACTTGATTGACCTTTAGCTGTTTCGTTTTCCATCCACCAAACTAAACCAGTTTTTAATGTAGTAGCTTCGATGGAAACGTCTAACTCTGTTCTAACACCTGCAATAGCCATGTTAACACCTCTTTAAATTGGGGCCAAAGAGAAAGGCTGAGGACTAACCCCCCAGCCCCGTAACACTATTAAGCGTCAGCTAGTTTAAGGCGTACAATATGTTCATCTTCAACACGTACAGCGCCCAAAGTTTGGAAGCCGTATACACGCCACATAAATGACTTGCTAGGGTCTTCTGCTACGCGAGTAGAAATATCACGGTTCAATTGCATACCAATAGCTTTTTGAGTATAAGCTAAACAATCAACTTGGCCTCCGCTTGGAGATAACAAACGAGTTGACACAATCCAGTCATAGCCTAAGAAGTTGGGTAAGTAACCGTTACGCAATGCCATTGAATCGCCTTGGAAATCACCAGAAGTAACTTCAAGTAAGCCAAGCAATGTACGGCGTTGGAATGGCGAGATAACTACGCACTTAGGCTCATCAGGGTCAATGTCGTTGTCGTAAAACTTTTGATCCATTTCATTGATAAGGTCTAATGTAATCGGCGTGCTGTAATCGCCAACTTCTTGTGTAGTTGGGAAAGCGTTTAAGTTACCGTCACCGTCTAAAGCGTCAGCGGTTGCTGCTGCGATAATCACATCATCTTTGTTACGGTTTGAGCCGTGAGCAAGGTTAGTTGTAAGGCTTGAAAGTGGATCAACAAGCATTTG